AAAACAGACTCAAACCGTTCCTTGGCTGCGGCCTCTTGTTCGGTACCCCATTGCATCTCGGTGGTCACATATTTATCCGCAAAGGTGTCTGTGATCCTCTCGGCCACAACCTCATACCGAAGATTTTCGCGCTCACTAGACTCTTTGCCAGATTTCAAAAAATTCATTGCCGCGGCCATACGCGAAGCGGTTAGCTTTCCCAGGCGCAACGACCACCAATTGCCGTCACCCTGGAATGGATTGGGTTCACGCATTCTTGACCCCTTTTAGCTTTTCTCCGTGCTTGGTGGCCAGGTCTCTGACCATCTCGCGTTCTGCGGGCAAAAGCGCCTTCCAAATTGTGGTGAGCAATTCTGGGCTGGTAGCTGCAATGATCAAGGCCTCGACCTCTGCCTTGCTGCGCACGGCCCTGCTGGGTTTCTCTGCCGGCTTTGGCGCTACTGCACGGTTGCCGTCATCATCTTCAGGCGCTATCCCGCAGGCCGCCTGGAGCGCATACCGGCGGGCATAGGTCATTGCCGAGCCATAACCCTGTGGGTCCTGTTTGCTGGCCGGCACATGGAACTTGCCGCCAGACAGGGTCTCGCCTGATTCGTGAATAAATAGCGTCTCAATAGTCACCCCATCGGCGCAGTCATGGGACTGCTGAACCAGCGCAATGCCATTGTCGTTTAGAGCGTCAATGACGGCCTCGATGCAAGCGGCCAGGTCAGCGTACTTAGATTTGAAATGCGGATTGGTGGAAGTTTTGAGTGCTGGGCCAAAGGCCTTTTGTGCTTTGACTAAAGCGGTTGAAATTTTCTGCATTATTCTCTCCGGTTAAATAAAACAAACAATAAGGACAAATACGACAAAACAAATTGTACCTAAAACTTTTTGCCAAAGTGGCTCTGGCTGGTTGTGATCAATAAATAAATTTCGCTGCCATTTGTTATAAGCAAAATGATATTTTTTCACACCGCCTCCTAGAATTTAGGTTTTTCTGGATACGAAAGCAACCGATAAACCGCATATCGAGTTTGGTTTTTCTTTACCATCTCGGTATTGATGTGCCAACCTTCGCGGCGCAAACTAAAAATAATATCGGCCAGGCGTGTTGCGCGAAATCTAATAATTGCCTCCCAGCTTGTTATTTTCTTTTTTGTTACTAAATGATTTGCTACTTTGTCAATTTTAGTGCTTGGTGCTTTGCTCATTGTATTTCCTCCTGGTGGTTTCAAATTCGTTGGCTAATTCAATTAAACGGGTTTTGGATTTCTCAAAAGATTCTGGGTCACGCATAAAACTAAGGTCGCGTATTGCCTGCGCAACGCCTAGACATTTATAAGCAATCAGGTCCAGGTGTTGAATTGTTATTGGCTCCTCTTGCTCTTGCTGCTCAAGCTGCTGCTGGTGGTGAAGGTCTTGCGTGTCTTCCATGGTTACTCCCCTTTGCATGAATCGTGGAAACATAAAAAATCTTCGAGCGACTCATCATTGTCGGTCCAGATGCGGTCATTACAAACCGAGCATTGATAGTAGGAATGGCCCGATGAGGCGGCGATGGTGCGCACATGATCAACAGGATCATCGCGGAATAGAGACCAGGTTGGTTTGCCTAGGATGGGTGTAAGTGTCATTTATTCTCTCCGATAGTGGGGGCCGAAGCCCCCGGTTATTTAAATCAATCCGTTTGGGCCGTAAGCAATACGAGTTTTTAATTCTTGCAAGCCCAAAGCAGCGGTAGTGTTTGCAAATGTCATAGCAGCGCCAAGACTGCCCCGACCGCCAATCTCGCCCATGCCCTCAACTTCAATTGAGTAATTCATGCGGCCTTTGTGGATGACCTTGACAATCATTTCGGGGGTTTTGATTGTGGCTTTGATGTTCATTTATTCTCTCCGGTTGTTTGCGGTCACATGACCGTGATATGAATAGTAAACTGTTTACTGCCCATGTCAACACCTTTTATCAATTATTTTCTATTTCCCTACAAAATGTAGGGTTATTGATTTTAGGGCTAAACAGGTTGTAAAATTAATCCGTCAGCGGAGTGGCATCCGTTGGAAAGATGAAGACGGAAGGGTACCCCCGAGAGTTTAGGTGGGTGTGTGTAGTGCGGGAAATGTGGCTCTCCAGCCCTTCTGTCCGGTCATTTTTCCTCTGCTGCCCACGCCAAGGGCCACACCCACCTAAGTCTTCGGGGGTTTTTCTTTTGCGCTGACCGTACTCCGCACGATAGCAAGCACCTGTCTGGGTGGCGCGGAAGAAAACACACGGTATCGGCTCACCACTAGATAACCGGAGCGGCCTGTCAACGAGGGACCGCAGAACCAGCCAGGGACTTGGGTGATAGACAAACCTGGCAGGGACGAATCGTTGCCTTATGGGGTGTGTAGGTTGGAGTCTGCTTCTTTGATTCCCTTCGGCGCAAAAGTGATAATGGCTATCACCCTTGGGGAACCTATGCCTAACGAATTACAAGCAAAAATAACAAAACGCCTCGAAGAAATAACCGGCCAGAGATTCTGCACCTCTTGCCAATTACGCCAGGCCGTAGAGCGCGGAACTTGGATCAACTCCGCCAATGGGCTGCGCCGCCGCTGGAAGTGCGCAGGCTGCATCCAAAGACAAAAAGAGAGATTGCAAACTATTTCCTAATCCTCTATGCTTTCCGAAAGGAGAGCAAAAATGACAAAAGAGGAACTTGCAGAAATCGTAGAAACGATGCCCCAAGGCCTGGTGGTGGACGACTACCTGGTCGAACTGGTGAGCCGAGCGATATTCTTGGAGCGCAAGGCCTGCATCGAGGCTATTGAAGAAGAAGTAAAAGACTGGGACCGTGACTACAAGGCGGTTGCGCTCGAGGCCGCGGAAGTGATTCTGAGGAGGCCTTGAAATGACCCAAGACGACCTCCAAGAGGTGGCCACCAGGGTTGGCATGGTCAAGACCCCGCAGGGTCAAATCAAACCGCTCTGGATGGCATCAGACAAGCAATTGGCCGCTTTTGCGCAGGCAATCGTTGCGGATGTAAAGCAGTCTGCGTCGGAATATGTGGTCCAGGCAATCAAAAAGGCCTCGGATTACGAGCGTGAGCAATGTGCGCAAATAGCTGAAATTGAGGGTATGACCCAGCAAGACATCGCCAGGGTCATACGGGAGCGGGGTGAGAAATGAGAAAAATTGTCTCACTTGCCTGTTTTGCGGTTTTGATGGGTTGCGCTGCGCCGGCCAGGACCCAGGTTTTTGTGATGCCCAACCAGGGTGGCGGCGAGATAACCCTGACCGCGAGGCCGTGCGTGATCAGAAACGAGACCATCAAGGGTTTGGCTGAGGCCTACACCTGGAGCCCGTCCACGGCCTACCAGAAGGCCTGCTGGTCCATCATCGATGGCAGCGTCCATGTCCTTTACCTGGACTCAGGCAAGCGGATGGTTTACGACATCACCGACTTCAGGGAGAAAAGATGAGCCGGATGGATTGGTGGGTTTCTTCCGGCCTGGCATCTCAAGCCGCAGAAAACCTGGTTTGGTTTGTGGCGATGGCGCTGGCTATCGTTGGAATTGTTATCTGGAGAGACAAATGAGTGAATTTGACGCCTTCTGGAAGGCGTATCCAAGGCGTTTGGCAAAAGGGGATGCCCGTAAGGCCTGGAACCAAACGGAGGCAATTAGGCCAGGGCTGCCGGAATTAATGGCGGCCATCGAGGCTCAGATGCGCTCGGATCAATGGCGCAAAAATGATGGCCAATTTATTCCCTATCCGGCCACCTGGCTGCGCCAAGAGCGGTGGGACGATGAGCTGAAGGTGACCCTGCCAGGCGTAGTCCAAGGCAAGGAATGGCATGAGACCTGGGCCGGTATTGTGGCCAAGGGCCAGGAACTAGGCATTTTAGAGTCGCAGTTTAGCCACCCCCAGGACTTTAAGGCCGCGGTGCTGCGCGGGGCTATGAAGGCAGCATGACCTGTGACAAGTGCGACAAGGGGTCACCCATTTTTGATCTGGGCTGCCATGGTTGCCGAGACAGGCTGGTAATGAATATCGACTGCAAAGTAATGCGGGAGATTGAGGCGAAATATTTGGATATGAAGTTTGGGTTTTTGCCAGACTACAAGCGGGAACCTAATTGCGGCTGCGAGACCACCTGTCTGAGAAAATCAAGGATTAAGAAAAAAGATGAACAACCGACTGAGCCCCCGAGAACGAAGACATCTCGCCGTAGTTAAGGAAATGGACTGCGGGGTGTGCGGGGCGCCAGGACCGTCGGATGCCCATCACATTGAGCAGCACCGGCAATTCCTGTGTATTCCATTGTGTAAGGATTGTCACCAGGGCTCCCATAACGGAATCCACGGCCGCCGGTCCATCTGGAATGTGGCCAAAAAAACAGAAATGAGCGTACTAAATGACACAATCGAAAAAATCACCAGGTAGGCTGACCCTGCCATGGATGCCCAAAGAATTGAGCCCCAACTATTCTGGCCATTGGGCGCCGCGGGCTGCGGCCAAGAAAAAATACCGTTTTGCGGCAAAAGTGTTGACCAAAGAGGCTAAATTAGAGATTCCGCCTTACGGCATGATCTATTTGGAGGTGGAGTTTTTCCCGCCTGATAACAGAAAACGGGACATGGACAACATGGTGGCCGCTTTCAAGGCTGGCCAAGATGGCATGGCGGACGCCTGGACGGTCGATGACTACTACATCAAATGTATTTACAAGGTCAGCGATCAAAAGCTGGGCATGGTCAAGGTGCGTCTGCTATCAGAGGCGCCAGAATGAAAACCAAGCAAACAGTTTATAATCGCAAGATGAAACGAAGATCAAAATTATCTAAAGACATTTTGGAATTATTGGGGCGGCAGCCGAATATGACCCAAGCTCAAATTGCCAGAGAATTGGATGCTAAACCCCATTCCATCAAGGCCGTGTTGTGGAAATTAGTCAATCGCCAAAGCAAAATTTTGGCGACAAAAGGCGCAAAGGCCGATACAATGACAGGACCGAAGGTGGTCAATGTGTATTGCTTGGCGCCTGTTTGCGAAGGACAACCCGCATGAAAG